GTGTTAAAGTTTGGTTTGGATTCATGTTTAATAAAACATCTAATAAAATTAAGTATATTAAAGACAACTTTAAAACAAATAATACTATGATATTATCATATTACATACATGAGCAAAATGTATTAAAAGATATATTTCCTCATACAGGTAGTGTAACTAAATTATCAACAGGAGTAGATTTATCTCATTACGAAACAATGATTATTTTTAGTATGGGTTTTAGTAGTGCTAATTATTTTCAAGTTAAAGCTAGGCTTATGAATGTAAATAGGAAAACACAAATGAGCGTTCATTATTTAGTATCAGGAATTGATAAATATGTACTTAAAGCTGTTGAGGCTAAAGAAAATTTTACTTCAAGGTGGTTTAAAAATGAAAGGTTATAAAAGTGTTATGGTAAATGAAGAGATATTAAAATCTCTTGTAAAACTAGCAAAATTTAGAGGGGTGTCTTTACAAGATATTTTACTAGAATTAATTAGTTTAGTAGATGATGTTGAATTAGAAGAGGCAGGTATTTTTGGTGAGTTGTGATTTACCATTAGAAAGTTTAATACAAACTAAAATATTAAAGTATCTAAAAACTAGACCTCATTCATTTTCATATAAACATGAGCCTGTACCAACAGGAATACCAGATATTCATCATATTGAAAAAGGTAAAAGTTATTGGTTTGAAGTTAAGAGAAGTGCAAAACATAAACCTACAAAGATACAACAATATAGACATAAACAACTCATAGAGGCAGGCTGTATAGTATTTGTTGTATGGAATTTAAAACAAGTTAAAGGAGTTTTTGATTATGAATATTGTAATTTTGGAAGAGGGTTGCAAACCAACTTATGCTCATGAAGATGACGGAGCTATGGATTGTAGAGCAAGTTCAGATTGTGTATGGAAATATAATGGATTAGCGTTTACTTGTGAGGTGTCGTTGGGCTTTAAAGTATCCGTCCCAAGAGATTATGTGTTGTTGCTGTTTGGTAGGTCAGGAATGGGTTTTAAACACCTTACCTCGCTAGTAAATAGTGTAGGCGTTATAGATTGCGGTTATATAAATGAAGTTAAAGCTAAATTAATAAGTTTTAATAACAACAATTTTTCACCCAATATTAAAAAAGGCGATAAAGTTTGTCAAATGATATTAATGTATAGACCTAAAATATTTCTTGATGAAGTGAAAGAATTAGATGAAACTGAACGAGGATTAAACGGTTTTGGTAGTACAGGTGCTTAAAAGAATGGTGTTGAAGCAACCACTACAACACCACTAGCATATCCGAAAGGAGCTAAACATGACTTATATTATATTTAAAATATTCTTAATTTTTTATTAAGGTGTTACATCTTCATCTAATATTAAATTTCCTTTAGCGTGAGTATATGTATATCCATTAGAAACTCTTTGCACATCGTATTCAAATACACCACTAATCGTAAAATCCACACCACTATTAGGCACAAACTTTATTTTACCATCTGTACCGTCTGTTAAGAGAGTACCGTCTATTGTTTTTAATACTTCAGTATCATTCTTATAACTAAATTTTAAAGTATCTGATGAAATATCTACTATTGCATCATTAACTGTTATTTCAAATGTAAAAGGATAATCATCTCCTCTTGTTCTTGTAAAATCACTCATAAATTACCCCTTAAAGTATTGTCTATTAAATTTACTCCAAAATTATCTACTAACAGGTTAGAGTTAGTTGTTAGTATATCTAAATTAGCCGATAATGTATTATACTGTAAATTAGCCGATAATGTATTATCATTAATATTAGCCCCCATAACCGTCATAGGGATTAAAACCTCTTGTTTAACCTCAACTGCGCTTATTAAGTGTTCGTCTGCTGTAGCTCCTTGTGGTAAGCTAGATGAGGTTAAAAGTATCTCTTGTGCTGTCATAATTGAGTATCTCCATATTTGTTAAGCTTCATTAAAAAAAACAACATTTTACACTCCTAAAGCCTTAGCAACTTCTAGCATACTAGCATGCAAAGCCTCACATATACTTTCAATTTGCACGACATGAATTATATTATCTGCTCCCCGCCACTTAATTGTACTATCTTTATATATTGTTGTGTACGCAACTTCATTTGATATACCACTACTAATAGCTTTGTTAAAAGCCCAATTAGACAAACTAACTACAGAAGCCATGTTACCTAGAGCTTTACCATTTGCATCATATACTATTGTGTTTGCAGTTGCTGTTAAATTATCTAGTGATATATACTTTTTAGCCTTAGCCTTTAGTATATCTTTATCATTAATTTCTTTATACTTTTTAGTTCTTAAAGCACCTTTAACTTGTATATATTCTTGTAATTTCATAATTCATCCTCTATGATAATTTTTGTATTGTGGCTGTAAGATTTATCATTTTAGTACCAATATTACTTAGCTGTTCTTTAACTCTTAATGTTCTGCTTGATATAATGTCTTCTATATCATTATAAGTTCTAGTAGTTTTAAGAATAGGAATGCTTGTAGTACCATCTGTATAATTATCAGTAACCTTAACTGCTTTATTATAACTATTTATTTTAAAGTAAGGTGTAGCATTTACTGCAAATACTCTAGTAGGTATCTCTCCATTTGTTTGATATGTAGTATCTAGTGTCCAACTTCCATCTCCATTATCTACAACACCACTAGCTATAAATTCTTTATAAGTTACTTCATTATCAAGTAAGATAACTATACTATCGCCATCAACTATTTTAGTGGTTGTTATAAGTGTATTTGCTGTGCTATTGACATCTGATATATTAGGAAACTCTAACTTACTCTGTATATCAGTTAAACCAGCAAAATTGGTGTCACTTGTGTCTTGTGTTATGACATTACTTAACACTCTATGTTCATTTATATAAGCAATATTTGGTGTAATACCTGCTGTAACAACAGTTGTAGGTACTGTAAAATTAATTGCTTGCTCATGATATATTGTTGTAATTTCTGTAGTTGTTAAAGCTTTATTAAAAATGCGAACTTGGTCATATGTATCTCCGCTAGTAATATTAGTATAAGGTAAACATCCAATACCTTGTACATCACCTGTATTACTGGTACCAGTAATACTAAAAGCCGTGTTAGTAATACTACCTATTAAAGCACCGTTGCTATAAAAACTCCAAGTATTTGCACCATCAAGTACTGCTACAAAATTAACCCATTGATTAATTGGTGTTGTATATGCTATATTATAATTATAGTCTGTATTATTGCTACCACCTGAATGAAATTTAATAGAATTTGCCGAAACTGTACCCCCCACACCAAAATAATTTGTAATATTAGATTTTATTAAAAATATATTAAATAATCTTGAACCATTATACGACATGCCTGTAATAATAGTTGGAGCAACATTATCAGAGGTTTTAAACCAACAGCTAAATGTTAAGGCTGTTTTATTTGACATTATAGATGCATCAAATGTACAACCTGAACTAATACTATTAGAACTTAAAGTTGATGTCCAATCTGCCACATTTTTAACACACAGTCCAAAATTACCAACTAAATATGTTATATTTGTAGCTGTAGCGTTATATAAACCACCAGTATCATTAGTATTATTCTCAAATTCATATAAAACTATACCAGAACCATCACCAAAAGGGTCTACATTACTTATTGTACCTATATTTTTAGTAACTCCATCAACCACCATATTACTACCATCCACATTAATAATATCCCCATTTACCACTTCTGTACCTGTATTAAAACTATCAACTACAGAAGTATCTATAATATTATTAGTATTTATAGATACTGCATCTAATACAGTATTTACGGTTATATTAGATACTGTAGTAAACTCTCCCATAGTAACACTATCATATACTAACGATTGGTCAGCCACTAATAATACATTTAATATAGTTAAGTTATGTACTGCATTATCAGACTCGGCTAAAATCCCTACTTCCTCTGCCGTAACTGTTATAGAAGCTAAAGTATCTACCGTAACACTAGGAAGACTCCAACTTATAGTAGCCCCATTTTGAGTATAAGTACCTATAGAAACTATTACTCTATATAATACTGCTGTAGTATAATTATTTATAGTAATTACTATATTAGTTGCTTCATTTGCATATATTACTCCAGATAACACAGGTGTGATAGTTTTGTTAATGGCATTTACCCAACCGCCATCTTGTCTATTATATGGAGTTCCATCTATAGGTGCTTCAGTTACTCTTCCACCTATTAAAGCACTCATATCTACTGTAAATGTAGAGTTATCATCTCTTGTAAATGTAGCAATACCTGTTGCACTATCTACAACTCCATTAACTAATCTGGCTAAGTTTGTATCATCTAAATACAAACTTAAATCTTTACTATAAACTATACCTTTTTCATTTGTATATGTTAAAATATTATTAACTATATTAAATGTTGTTTCAGTATCTGTAAATAAAGCTCCCGCAGGCACCGATGTTTCAACTGTTTTACCATTTACTGTACCTGCATTTATACCTAAGGCATCAATCTCTACTTTAGTTTGGTCGGCTGTGGCTCCGTTTTCAATTCCATCTAATTTGTTTTGTGCTGTTTCTATCCCACCTTCTATTTTATTTAGATTAGTGGCATTGATTGGCTCACCACCATTATCAGTCCAAAGTGTTTTTATATATGACATTTTACCCTCCTGATGGATATAGTGTATTTGATGGATATAGTGTATTGCTAGGAAATAATAATACACTTAAAGGTAAAGTTGTAGACCAAACCTCATATGCAGTTCCTTTTGGTATTTTACTTAGTAAATCTAGTATTAAATCTAATTTAGCCTCTTGTGCTATAGTCATTTAATCACCTCTATGCACTTCTACAAAAAGCCTATACAACTTTTTTTCATTTTCAACTTCTTTGTTTGCTACTTTTTCAATCCTATCATTTAAGTGTTCTATATTTCCATTTATACTTTTTAGTGTGCTGTTGAGGCTTATCAAAACTTGTGTAGTTTTTATACTCTCTTCTTTGTTGTCCATTGCCGTGTTTCCAAACCAAGAAAATAATCCTGTCATAACAAAAATAAAGATTGCCATTAAAGCACCACCTGCGTTAAATACCCTGTATTTTTGTTGCGTACTCATTTTGATAATCCTTGTTGGAACCGTCTTGAAGAGGCTTTATCAGCAAACCAAAATGAAATAACAGTTGAGGCACTAAATAGAATTAATTGTACCGCTGGTGTAATAATCATTTTCATTAATACATCTTTATCACCACTCAATAAGTAAGGAGTTAATGTCTGATTGATTATCCAAGCAACATAAAAAATAACACCGACTGTTAAAACAGGTCGTATAAGCCCTCTGACTGCGTCCATAAAAAGTAAGTGTAAATATATAAGAGGTCTAAAAATCCTACCTGATAATGAAGTGTCATTTAGCATAAGTTTTAAAATACCATCAGAAATATAATTACCTGTAAGTTTTGCTATGAGTGAGCTTCTACCAACACTCTCGGCAGTATCGGATTTTGCATCTTCAAGCTTTATGTTACCCTCTGTAACAATCTGTTGCACTTGAATATTTGCTTTAATCTCTTCTATTGAGGCGTCTGATTGAGCTTTTATTTTAGCTAATTGAAAAGCGTGGCTTTCTTTATCAGCCTTGTACTTAAACCATACATTTGTTAAAGATGTAACAACACCTAAAATACCACCACTCAAAATATTCGTGAAAAAGTCCATCAAATCTCCTCAATAATTAACTTAAAGCCTTGTACTCCTATTATATCATAAAAATCTTTAATTGCAATACCACTATTTAACACAGCCTCTTGCATTTTACCAAACTTGTTTCTTATTTTACCAATTCTTTTACCAATAGTAATACATCCGTTTAATTGAGTCTGCCATCCCTTAGTTACATCTCCACCTAAGTTTGCAGGGTGAATTAAAATATATGACCTGTCTTTCACATTATGTAGATGATAAAGCTCTCTATGGAAGTGTGGACTGTACCGTAAAGACACCATGTACTCTCCAAGAGGAATAGAGCTTATGTTGTGCTGATTATCTCTCCAAGGAAGCTCTAAGCTGTACCACCAAGCACCATTATAAGCCATTACTCCAAAAGTACCTTCGTTCGTTGATTTAAACCTGTATAAATTAACAGTCATTTTGAAATACTCGTTATTTTTACAGTTGTTACAACATTAGTCCTTTTTTTTATCAATTTTTTTAATTGACTTGTTTTCTCTTTATCTTTTATATTTTTATCAATAAGAGCATTTAATTGTTTAATCATAGCGTTCCACCCTTAATGTTGTAGTTATACTTTTATCTGTTATATTATGAGTTACTTCTTTTACAATAAATCTATCTTTGTTAAGCTCTTTTGGTATTCTTTTTTCAGGTATTGTTAAACTGATAATATCATTAATCTGTAAATCTACAAAATATGTTGTGAATGTTACAGTTTGAGTTAGCATACCCCGCTTCATAAATTCTGTTATAGCTCTCTTTTCAGCACTTGCACTATTATTAAGCAAAGGCTCATCTATATTTAAAACTTCTGCATTACTTCCATAAGAGAAACTGAATTGCTTTGTATTATTATTTGCTGTTACTGTATTACTTTGTATCATGAGGTCTCCTATTGTCCACAAGGTTTTGGATTAAGTAGTGAAGTATTTGCCCAAGTTGTACTATTTGCCCAAGTACAATCTGAAACACCACCAAAACTTGTAAGACTTGTACAGCTATCCCAAGTACTATTCATATCAGTAACACTACTTGTATCAATTAAAGGAAATGATGTCATAGAGTTACAGCTATCCCAAGTACTATTCATATCAGTAACACTACTTGTATCAATTAAAGGAAATGATGTCATAGATGCACAATTTTGCCAAGTACCATACATATTTGTAACATTTTTTAAACACGCCTCACAAATAAAATCAGTCATATTATCAGAAACAAACCAATATCTCCCTGCTTGATAATTAAATAAATTAGTTATATCTATTACAGTTGATTTTATTTGTTTAAAATTACAAATTTTAATTGTGTTTAAACTTCCAAACGGAAGTGCCTGACCTAAATAATTTACTAAATCATCGGCTGTAGTTTCGTAAGTCTGTGCTGTGCCGTCTGTAAAAGTTATATCAAAAATACTACTATTTCCTATACCTGTACTTCCATCACAATAATATGGTTTTAATGCACAACTCTTAGAAATATATCCACTATTATTTGTTAAAGTAGCTCCTGATACTCTAAATCCATTCTCATAGGTACTATTACATAAACTTCTAGTTGCATTACAAGATTGAACCCCAGCACTTACTAAAAAAGCATTATTTATTATTTCACTAGCCATTAGTTTTATCACTCATGAAGAATTTCATATCATTTACAAAATAATCTAAATGTAAATCTGTTTGTCCACTTATGCTCATAAGATAATGATTATATTCACTCATAGGTAGTGTAAAATTTCCAAAGCTATCTGATGTATATGTAGCTATTAAAATAAAACCACCACTACCATCTCCCTTACTAACATTTATTGAAGTATTAACAGATACACTATAATCTAATCCCCAATTTTTCATTAAATTTATTTCTAAATTATAAGGTAACGGATAATATCCACTTAATTCTATTTTATGCTTGTATATTAATTCTTGGTTAAAATGTTTTATATTAAAATCTATCTCTTTTGGTTGCTCACTATGAGCTATTGTACCATGTAAAACTTGTGTATTATATGTTATATCTAAAGTACCACTACTAACATTATCAAAAGCTACTACATTATAATTTTGAACATAATTTGAATTTGTTACTCCTGATATTGCTACTATACTGTCTATACCGCCTACTAATACTACAAAATCATCGTCTTTTAAATCGAAATGCTCTATAACTTCTCTTGTACCACTATTGTATAAAATGTTACATTTTGGCACTTCTATTAATGGGCTATAATATAATATCCAATAAGCATTAACAGGATTAATCCTATATACTGTACCATCACTAGCTGTATAAATTTCAATAGCGTTTGGACTACAGCATTGAGGTGTGTTTTTTATTTGTAAATTTAACTTAGGCTCTGAAAAAATATCTTCTGTAATTTTTATATTTATATCCACCTGCCTTATTTTTTGTGTATCATTGTTTGTTGTAGTTGAAAGACTTATTACATCCTCAACATCATTAAAACTTTTTAATGGAGTTTCGTCTTGAATTGTTTTTTTATCCTCAAAATAAATAATATTATTTTTAGTGTAATATTCAAAACCAAATATTTTGCTTAAATCTTGTATTACTTCTTCTACTGATTTATTATTAATAGTATAATCAAAATCAAAGTTACAGTCTGTAAAAGAAATATTGGCTGTTGGAATAAGTGATGTAATTAAACCACTTACTGTTGTTGCACTTGCTATTGTGTCTAATCTCCCACTATACTTATAACTGTATTGAATACCTAAACTTTTACAATAAACTCTTATATTATTGTTGTCTAAGTATTCTATATTATCAAGCATAAAATACAAGCTTTTTTCAGCATCTATTAAATATCGCACTTGTATTCTATTTGTTAAATCTCCAATAATTGAAGTGTCGTAATATATACTATTTGTGGTAAATACAAAAGATGAATAGAGCTTATTTACTTGTGTTAATACACTTCCTCTTGCTATAATATTATCATCTAATTTTATTCTTTCATTCAAATGATTTGTAAAATATATACTAAAATTAATCATTAAAACTCTTTATAATTATTCTTTTAGGTGGGGTTTTTTTTATTCCTATTTTTTCAAAAATATAATATAAAATATTATTAAAAGGTAAATTAGTAATAAGTATTATATAAATAGTATTTTGAAAGACCATATCTAATACCTTAAAAGGTAAATCAACCACAGTATCTTGAAATGAAGCTATTTTAAAAGGTAAATCAACCACAGTATCTTGAAATGAAGCTATTTTAAAAGGTAAATCAAAAGCTATATCTATTGCCATTTTTATACCAAATCATACCAAATATTTATACCAAAATCATTTGGTGTTATTTCCATTACTGCTGTAAATGGGTCTATCACTTCTTTACACCATATTCCAATATAAGCCCCTAAATTTAATGTACTAACTAAGATACTACTACTAGCACTCATTGTTGTGTCTATTGCTACAGTAGTCCATGTAGTAAATGTTATTAATGTACCACTTACCGCTGAAACTTGCATAGCAGTTTGCCTTACACCTGTATTATCATATATTGTTACAGTATCATTAACTTTTACAATATCTGTTACATCTTTATCTGCTGTTATTTGACTATTTGTACTATCAATAGAAGCAATACCAAAACCACCATAAAGTCTAATACTAGCCTTATCTACAGCATTTTCAACTTCTGTATGACTTGTTTCAACTCCAAAATATATTTCTTCTGTTGGAGATGTAGTTATTTTTGTAATATCCAACCCTATTGTCATAATATTTACATCTGTTTTAAAAAAGAACTTATACCACCGCTCTCCACCAAGCTCGGCTAGTCTTGGTCTTACAGCAGGGATAAAACTATTTACTACCCCCGTTTCAATTATTGTAGCTGTTATATCTCCACCATTTAATGAACTATCAAACTCATCATATGTACTTCTAAATAATGTTATTGCCATTTTACACCTCGCATAAATTTATTGTTACTTTTACCCACGACCCTGCTTCATTTATTGCATCTGTAGTTGTAACTATATTGCCATTCTCTACAGCAGGTCTTACATTTGTTATTATATCATTTTTATCTGTTATAGTTGTAGATACATCAATATCATCAAGTAATATTAATATATTATCTATTGTCTGCTCTTTTTGCCAACCACTATCTTTGCTTATCAAAGTTATATAGTTTGCATTGTTTCTTTTTACAGTTTCATATATAATTTTACCACCACTCAATGTACTATAAGCAACACCTTTTACATTTTTACTATCAAACTCTTCTTTAATAAATAATGGATAATCAAGAGTAATACTCCCAATTTTTGATATTCTTCTCATTGTAATTTCCTTAATTCGTTACCAAGTGCCTTAGCAACCTCGCTACTTGAAACTGTTTGATAAGTATTTCCACTAGGCATAGTAAAGTTTAAATTTACATCATTCAAATTCTGTTGTGTTTGCATAGTACCAACAAACCCACCTGTTTGAAACTTAGGTAGTGATAAATTATTTAATTTTTCAAAAAGTCCGCTTCCAAAATTTTTAACAGCTTCTTTCCTTATAACAAACTCTCCATTTTCAAGTAATGATAGGTTTTTATCTCCACCACCATATCCACTCAAAAGCCCACCTGTTTTAAATTTAGGTAGTGTATAGTTACTCATAATGTGTTTAATATATTTATTTATATCTACACCAAACATATTATTTGTCTTATACCCTGAATATGTATTATCATAATATCTCATTACACTATCTTTAGTTATTTCACTTATTCCACTACCATAATAATCTTTGGTTTGCTGAATATTAGCTATGGTTTCTTTTTTTAGTTTGTCAGCATTATTTTTATATTTATTTAATTGGTTAAAATAAGTTGTAATTTTATTTAAGTCCATACTGTCTTTAAGAGCTATTGGGGGTTTTATGTTTAAGTCAGTTAATAATGGAGTAATTTGTTCTTTTATACTTATAATTTTAGTTATATAATCTGCTAATTTTCCTTTATCTATTGCTAATTTATCGTTAAAATCACTTAATTTTGTTTGTCCGTCTTTTGAAATAATGTCTAAATTATTTTGATACAAAGTTTTTTGTCGTGCATTTATTTTTGCTTGTCCAGGAGTTAATACTTTTCCAAAAGTATTGTTGTTTATACCTATTATTTTTTTATTTACAACATCTTCTCTTGAAGTAAAAGTTTTTTTATTTTCCTCTACACTTTTAAGCATATCTTTAAAAATATTCTTAAAATTAGATGGCAATCCACCACTACTTAATAAATCTCTTAATAAAGATATTAAGCTATCCCAATTACTACTTGAAGCATTGTTACTACTATTAGAAGTTGTACTAGATAATTTTTCAAGTAGCTTTTGAGGCGTTCCAATGCCTACTAAACCACCAGTAGCAAACTTAGGTATTATCCCTTGATTTATTGTCTGTAAACGATTTATGCCTAAACTCTTTACAGCTTCTTTACGAACTATAAACTCCCCCTGCTCCAATAAGGCTTTTACTTTATCGCCACCACCATATCCACCAAGTGAACCACTTCGTTGAATAAAACCACCTGTAGCGTGTTTTGGAACTGTAACTTCATATATAGTATGTATTGAGGATGTATTTTTACTATTTATTGTTTTAGCTCTTAATACAGCTGTATCATTTACTTGTATAGTATGTAAGCTTTTTGTTGGTTTTTTAGATTTTTGTTGTAAAATTGTTATTTTATTTTCAGATTTTTCAGTAGCTACATCATAATTACTATATATAGGTTTTTCAGCTTCTTTTTTAGCTTTACCAAATTTTTTCTCAAATTCCTCTACACCATAATCTTTATATGTAATTGTAATTTCAGGTTTAACCTCTTCTACTTTATTTTTTATGCTTGTTGTATCAACTTTTGTTTTTGGTGAGATTGTAGTATCTTTTCCAACACTATCAACATCTTTTGCTAGGTTGTTTTTATTAACAACAGCATTTATTTTAATAGTTCGTTGTTTATCTGTAAGTTTTAAAGCTTCAGCAGATAATTTTTCCATCTCTTTTCTAGCGTTTGTAATATCATCTGTAAAACCACTAGCTAAACCGCCTTTTAATTTACCTACTATTTTAGTTTGAATTTCCAATATTTGTAATTGAATATCCATTTGAACTTTATTTAATTTAATTTTATTTTTTTCTAAATCAATTTGATTATTTATAATTTTTATAGCTTTGTCTTCTTCTTCTTTAAGGATACCTAACTCAATTTGATGCCCTCTTTTTTTATCAGCTATAAGTTCATTATTTAATTGTAATTTAGTTTTTTGAACATCTTTAACTTCTTTAGTTTCGTATTTATGTGTTGTAGCATTATAAACTCTTATCTTATGCTTACTAGCAATTTCACTAGAAGTTTGTTGAGTAATTAATGAATTATAAATACTCATATAATTTTTAGCTAAAGTTATATTTCCTTGTGTTAAAGCTCTTTTTGCACTAGCTAGAACTTTATCCGCTCTAAGTTGAGCATCATTATATTGTTGTAAGTTAGATAAACTACTAGATTGTATGTTTGCAATATCATTTTCAAAATTAGCATTTAATGTAGCTCTTTTATTTGCATAATCAACTCTTGTTTTAGATAATTTTGCCTCAAGACTTGTTATTTTATTATAATATTGAGTTTCTTTAATTATCATACTATCTAAAGCTGTTTGTGCAGTTTTTTGTCTATTTTCATAAGAAGTTATTTCTTTTTCAATAGTTTTTATTTCTTTTTCAGTAAGTTTAGTAGCAGTAGCTGTAAGTTTATTATTTTTATCTCTAGCTTCATTTTCTTTATCTAATATTTTTTGAGCTTCTTTAGAGGCTATATTTCTTACACCCATTTCACTTGTAATATTATCATTTAACAATTTATACTGCAACCTAAATTGCTTTAATTTTTGAGCATCTAAAGCATTAAAACTCCACCAACTGTCTTTTTTCTTTTTCTCTAATCTAACTATTTCAACACCCATAGCTTTAAGTTGTCTTTTAGAATAATCAATACTATCCCCATACAAACTTACTATTTTTCTAAGTGAAGTTAAGGAGTGCCCATGTTTCTTATATAATTTTTCAGCTTCAATTAACACATTATTATTTTTTTCCAAAGCTTTTTTATAAGTTTCAGTATTATCTACCATAGATTTTAATTCAGCATCAGCCCCCATCATAGCTTGTAATAAAACACCTAAAGATATAATCAAAGCTAAAATTTCAGGTTGTGTAGATAATAACTCAATTAATCTAACTCTAAGTTTGTATATTAAAGCTCCTAAAAATATCATACCCCCACTAATTTTGCCATTTGGGGATAACATCTCTCCAAATTTAACACCAACCATCACAACATTAGCTAAAATCTTTCCAAAATCATAAGCGGTTGTAATGACCGTACCCATAGCATCACCAAAAGCTTTTATATCTTTTGGACTTAACTCTCTAATAAAATCTGTAGCATCTTGTACTAAAGCTTTAAGAGAGTCTGACATATCCCCACCAATTAAAATTTCTAAATTTTCTAAAGCAGATTTTAATTCTTTCCAACTACCTAATAAGGTATCCATCATTTTTCTAGCTTGTGTATCAGCCACACCAAAACTATTTTTTAAAAATTTAGTTTGTAATTCTATTTGTTTGATTTTACCAAGAAGTACATTTGCTGTTGCAATAGAACGAGTGCCAAAAATTTCAGCGATATATGTATTTTTTTTATCAGGTGATAAGTTATTTAATGCGTTTTTAAGCAGTTTAAGTCTATCCATAAGAGGTAATAATTGTTTAGTACGCAAATCATACATACTCAAACCAAGCTCTTTCATATACTTATTAGTTTGATTATTTGCACCAAGTCTAGTTAATATAATTTTTAATTGCGTTCCTGCAAGTTCAGCTCTAATACCTGCATTTGCCATTGACCCTAAAACGGATACAGTTTCTTGTAAGCTAACATTTTGAGCATGAGCAACAGGAGCAACTTTTGCTAAAGCACTTGATAATTCGTCTAAATTTTGTGAAGATGAGTTTATACTAGCTGTTAAAACATCACTAATCATACCCATATCTTTAGCTTGTAAACCAAAACCGTGCATAGTTGTTACTGCAATTTTAGTAGCTTCACTTAAATCAACAAGACCTGTTATTGATAAATTTAGTACCGCAGATATACCATCTAACTGTTGTTGTGCTGATAAACCTGCTCTAGCCATTTCAGTCATACCGCCAACAACCTGTGAGGCAGTAAAAACAGTTGATTTACCTAACTCTAAGGCTTTTGCTTTCAAAGCATCAAGCTCTTCCCCTGAAGCACCACTAACCGCACCTAAAGTTTTAATTGATTGTTCAAAATCTGCAAAAACAGTTATAGTAGATGTTAAGGCTTCAAATGACCCATAAATAACTACTAATCTAGCTAAGTGAGCAGATAGAGTTTTAAACGAACCTGCAACTTTATTTATAGCGGTTGTAGATTTACGCATAGTTTTATTTGAACGAACTTGTTGGTGTTCTAAGGTTTTAACTTGAGCTGTTAATTTTCTTATACTAGCAGTTGCTTGTTTAGTTTCAGCTTTTACTTCAATTATTACTTTTTTTACTTCATCTGCCATAACTAACCTTTTAAAAATTCTTTAAGTTGGGTTTCATGATTTACTTCAACAGGTACTTTATCAAATCCCATAAACTCTTTAAAATCTACATCTTCTAACTTAGATAATCTAGTGCCTAACGCTATTTGTTTTAAAGCATCTTCTAAACTATCCCCAATCTCTTCCAAAGCAATCTTAACAAAATCCATTCTATATTCTCTAACTCTATTATGATTATATCGTAATAATTTAGCTTTTATATACTTTAAACTTTTTTTTTATCATCATCTTCATCAACATCTAATTTTAAAGTACCATCTTCATTATATAATTCTGGGTATGTTTCTTTTTTTATAGCATCAATTAATAAATTGGTTTCAGGTAGTTTTAGCTCTCTTATTTCAGCTTCATTCAGATTTGTACCGTCCATAAGAACACCTAATTTAGTTTCGTCTATAATTTCATCTTCAATATCCAACATATATCCAAAAGTTAATGGATAACATTGAACCGCCTCTTTTTTTAATGATGTTTGTATTTTAGTTGCCATTTTTGCTCCTTTTTAAACTTAATAATGCCCTCAAAAGAGGACACTATAAGCCTAAACTTTCTCACTCGCTTCTATTTTAAACAATTTAGATTGCCCTGTTGCAGTAATAAGCTCTGAAGCTAACATTGTACCCTCAAAACTTAGTTTTGCAAATTCAGTAGAAGATTTTAAATTAAAATCACCATTTGCTAACAATGAAACTTTATGAAATGTATAAACATAATTCAATCCGTTACTAGCACATGATTTAAAAATCAATTTACCCTCAAGCTTACTTGCAATAAATCCCTCAACGGTTATATCATTATAAGAAGCATTGTCATAAGTAAGATTACATACATCAAGAGCTGATATTGCACCACCAGATAATGCGGTAATCATACCTTTGTCTAAATCAACACTATAGTCTGTTCCCTCAACATAAGTTGTTACATCACTACTATCTTTTACAATAAGGTTACTTAAAAACTTAACACCTATGTAATATGCAGTATCAAGTAGTGTAAATGTTACTGTATCTGAAACTGCCGAACCTAATGGTATAGTATTGCTTGTTTTTGCACCAAGATATGCTCGTTCTAAGTTTTCAGGACTTATTTCCATAGTTTCTATGGTTAATTTTCCTGTTACTTTAGAGAGAATGTTCATATCCTCAAATGTAGTACAAGTTTCAGTATTATCATGCGTAATACTTTCAGTTGTTACATTAAAAGATACATTTTCAGTTTGACCGAAATCAACCTCTGTACCTAAAACACCATCCACAAGAGGAATAAACGAAAGTTCTCCCCCACCTGTATTATAATATTTACTATTTGAAGCCATTTTATTACCTTTTTTTAGCTAAAATTAGTGCTTCAAAATACAAATAATCAACTTCCAAATCACCTTGTCTGTTAAGTTCTGACCCAACAAAATATAAGTAATTGTCATATTCAAGACTATTTAGTATTAAAGCATCTATTAAATCGAAATTGTTAGATGTTATAACTAACGCAAATCGAACCGTCCTAGTTAATGAATTACGCTTTTGCTCTCTACTTACCACTATACATCTAGGGCTTTTTTCACCTAAAGTTTTAGCACTGTTGAGTAAAAAACTAATTGCTTGTTGTTCACTAAAGTTACAAATATCCATTAACTACACCTCTTGTAAAAATAATGTTGTTGTGTGTTTAAACTCATCATGAGAATAATCTACAATTCCATATTTTATATTATTTATTGTTAAGTAATCATTCTTTTTGACATAACTAAAGTCATCAAACTTACCCCAAGCATAAGTATAAATTGTTTCCAACTTATCCAAATCACTATAGAAAAATTGAACTTTTACTGTGGATATGTTGGTAGATGTTTCAAATATTGCAGGGACACTAAGTTCTTTAAGAAAAATATTATCCAAATCCCCTTGCATCTGCGTATTAAAATCATCTACCATAACATTTAACCTATTTTAACATATACAGTACCTGCTACAGCACCTGCTTTATCACTCCAAGCTGTACCTGCTAAAGTCATACTTGTAGAAACTGTTGTAATCTCTTTGTTAGCATTATCCCAATAAACCACATCACCAACCGCAATAGTATCTGCTGTTGTAGCTGTAAATTCATAAACACCTACAGTATCTACAGATATTTTATCACCAATCGCACCTGCTGTTTGAGCAATACCAATACTATTTGAAAATACTACTGTATTGCCAACTGCTGTAGCTACAAGAGCTATCATTATTAACACAAATCCGTCAAAAACTTTCTTCATCTAAAATCCTTTTTAATTATTACCTTTATAAAGACCTCTATAGTCCTCTGCCATAACACCAATATCAAACACACCCTCAAAAACAGCTCTAAGAATTGAACTATCATTTTTCTTGATAACAGGACTTCTATTTGTACCTGCCAAAAATCCCATTTTGAATGTTCTATAACTTGCTAACAAATACCATGCAGTTGCACTTGTCATTTCAGCATCTACAACAACTGTATATAGATTTTGATTAACATTTGGAACTGCAACATTGTCTGCACCAAGTTTAGCTGTAGAGGCTATAATCTCTTTAGCTGTAACTTCCAATTCAGGTGGTACAATCAAAAATTTAGGCACAATATTTAATGGTGTTTTACCGTCAATACTCTTATGCTTACTCATTGCAATTCTACCTGCTGATAATGCTGTACTAGATAGAGCATCAGTAGCACTATTGTTTCTAGCACTAACATAAAGCCCACTACCGTCAGCCATTTTATAGTTAGCATAATCACCTTTATTTTGGAGAATATCATAAGCAATACCATTTGCTGTTGTTCTAGCCATTTTACTAAAGGTAGAAACCATATTTGTAAATGCACCCAAATCATCATTAATAAGCATTTCTCTTGTAAGTACAAACTTATTACCAAAAGTTTCAATACTCCAAGTTTCAGCTTTTTCAGCACCTTTTAATTCTGCTAAATCTCCATTTTCAAGAGTTTTTTGTAATCTACCACCACCAAGAGATGAAGTAAGGTCTTGCATGACTCTAAAGTCAGGTACATCAACCATTTTCATCCAAACTTGATAAGTTCCTTGCTGTGCTTCAAATTCTGAAGTAAGGACTCTTGCTCCAACTGATTGTAACAATAGTGGAAAATCACCTGTAACAAGCGAACGCTCTGCAACTTCAACAGGGTTTAGTGATTGTTGCTCTTCAGGAAGTAGCATATTCGCAATAGATACAAGTGGAGCATATCTATATTTTTCAGCATCTTCAACAGGCTTATCTATCTTTGCACCTGCTCTAAGAGCCATACCATCAACAATAGCATCAATCATTCTAGCTCTCTCTTGAGCTTTTGTGTTAGAACTAGGAATATTATTAACTGCCTCACCTGCAAAATCTGCAAGTAGTTTTGCTCTAAATTCTTCAGGAGTAGCTTTAGGGTTAGCTTTTAAAACTCTTTCCCCTCGTTCTCCATGTTCTCTAACCATCAACTCAACTTCAGCTTTTCTTTTCATTTCAGCATTTTCATCTTTAAGTTTTTGAAGCTCTTTAGCTTCTTCTGTTGATTTAAGGCTTCTAAGTTTATTTAACTCTTCAACCTCTTCTTTATCACGCTTAGACATAGCTTCAAGCTTCGCCAATCGTGCTAATAATTCTTTATCCATTTTACTTTCCTTATTAAGATTTATCGACCTTTTTTTAGCTCCACTATCAAAACCTAATCCAACAGCTGACACTTCAAAAATATCAAAGTTTGTAACAGTTACCAAATCCTGTTCATTAGTGGCACTACGCTTTTCAACAGTATAATCTTTGATTTCATAACCAATAGATACATCTGTTAAAATACCTTCTTTGTATTTAGTAAGTAACACTTGACTTTCAGCATCACTACCAAAAGTAACACTTCCAATCAACTCGTTATTTTCTACTCTAACATTGCTTATTTTACCGCTTGCACTATTTGTACTACGATTATGATTTTTAAAAAAAGTATTTAAATTGTCTGTGTTAGCACCATTAACATCTAACACTTCTGTATAATAAGCATCTTCCATCCAATCATATCTAGTTCCAGCATTATCATTAGATATAAATGTAAAATCTAGTACATTTGATTTATCAACAACTGATTTAGGGGTTGTTCCCATTAATCTTGTATGTTTTACACCTTTTAGGATATCTTTTTGCAAATCAAGCAATTCATTATTTTCATCCTTGCTTCTAGTTGATATTTTCAAAAGATGTTTAAATCTATTTTTTAATTCTTCATCCATTTAAGTTCTCCTTATTTATTAAATAATTTACGCTCTATTAACATTTACAGTACCATTACCTAGATTACTAGGTATAGTATAATCAGGTATTCCATACTCTTTTTTTAACTCAATTTCTCTTGCTTTTTTCCTAAGTATATCTTCATAATCCTCACCCTCACTATTGGCAACATCTGTTTCACAAGTAATATTTAGTTTTATTTTCTTTTCAATAGCTGTAATTTCTTTGAGTGGGTCTACTAAATCTCTCTTAGGCATAATCCACTTAGGCATAATCCACTTATCTTTATCAGCATAGAAATTTTTAGCTACTATTGAACCTTTTAAAATCTCAACTTCTAACCACAATGCAAAAATATCATTTAACACATAATGTTTTAAATGTATTTGTTCATGGTCAAATCGTTTGTTATCTTGAAGTAGTGAAGCTCTTGAACTAGCAAAATTAACTTTACTATAGTCTTTAAAAGCCAATTCATAAGATACCTTACGAGCTGTAGCTATAAGTCTAATTGTATTCTCACTAAACTGCACATAGTCTGTAGCTACACTATCAGGGTCTAATTTTGTTATATCATCCCCATGATTAAGATACATAACACTAACACCATTTATGGATTGTATTTTTTCAGTTTTTGTGCCATTATAAATATCATCCATATTACCACCCTGCTTGACGGCATAAGCAATATTAGCTCTAGCTCTTGCACTTTGTATTGAAGCAGTTTGGAATGCTGAAAAGTTTTTAATGTCTAATATAGCACTATTATACTCACTAATTCCTCTAAACTGTGAGGCTCTGGTGACTTGAAAATAATTTATAATATGTTCTGCTTTTATTTTAAATTTTATATTGTTTATGTCAATAAAATGATAATATTTTATAAGTCCTTTTTTATCAAACTCTATACCACCATCCATTCTTGAAGTATCTATTGCATCAGCTTCTATTAAGCGTAGTTGTAACCCTTTTTTAGTTATCTTTTTGTAGATAAATATTTCACCATCTACCATACGAGTTTTTAATATAAGTCGTTGCATATCATAAAAAGTAAATCTACCTGTAGCATCACATTTTTTTGGGTCAGTAGCCCATTTAATAAACTTCTTTTCAACTTTATCATCAAATTTTGATTTACCTGTTACTGATTGAAGAGTAACACCTGTTCCAATAGTGTTGTTCATAATAGCCATATCAATATTATCCATAATAGGATTATTAGCACTAAGCCATCTTGCTCTAGTTCTAAGCACATCTCTATCAACTGATGCTAACGCTTCAAAAGTTCCTGTAGCATTATAAAAATCTTTGTTGGCTGTAGTTACTTTTCCACCCTCGAAAAATCCACGCTCAAACGCTCTTGCTATTGTAGGAGATATAAAATATCTAAGCCCTTTGCTTATTAATTCTTTAATCATTTTCAAAACTCACTCTAACATTTGCTCGTGTTGTAGCCTGTCCTGTTATAGCATCAGCTCCATAAGCTTCTACTTTGGACACTAAATATTCATATCGTTTATTAAGCCATTGTAAGTCAGCTCGTTGCACAGCTCTACCATTTATTTCATAGCGTTGTGAAGATAAAACAGCATTAATAGCTGAAGTAACATCTGATAACTGCTCACCCCAAGTTTGTAATACTACTGCCATAATAAACCTCACTTTTCGATATTATATCTTTATTTTTAAAATTCGTCAAGGAAGTTGTTTGTTTTGTTAGTTATAATTTTGTTAGTTTCTTTTTTTATAGCATTAACAGGAACTTCCCCTATATGTAGCAATGGTCTTCTCATGCTATTTAAAGGTATGCCTAATATATGAATAACACACATTGCATAAACTCTAACATCTAACGCTTCATTTCTAAGTCTTACTTTTACATAATGACCTTTATCATCTCTTTTTTCAGCAGTTAGCATTTTAAAATATTTGTCATCATATACATTCTTTTTAGGAAAATGACAATAATTATGACCTGCTACATTTACAGCTAATTTTGAATAAAAATCATCTTTTAAACTATTTACACCTATAGAAAATAGCTCCAAATCTGTACTTGTTCTATTAGGCACATATCTTTTGTTAGTTACACTAGCATTTAAAACACTTGAACCTTTTATTGCAAAAATCTTTCTATGGTATCTAGGCTTACAGTAGTTATATACCGATGTTGTTCTATGTCCACCTGTATCAACTGCAACACCAAATATTTTCATTATTGCACCATCAATTCTTGTAAACTCACTATCTAAATACTCATCAAGAGCTTCTATTGTTTCAGGGTATTTTGGGTCGCCACTTATAACTTTATAATCTATACTCCAAGTTTCACCATTTCTACCATGCCCTAATACTTCAACCTCAAATCTATCATCTTGTGTATCAACCCCTGCTGTAATAACAAATACCTCGTTAGGTATATCTCCACCATAATCTTCAACTCGGTCATGAGGATTTGTTATTTCTACACCGTCAAGGTTTTGTTTCCAAACTTCTGCATTACGAGTATTCATCCAAACTTGCATAGCTTTAGCATCACCTTGTTTCATAAGTTTATGAGCTTTAATAAATTCCCTAGCAATATCATTCCAACTTAACCACCCATAAGGTGAATAAAACGATGTTAATTTATATCCTTTATGAATATGACCCTCATTTTGAGGTATCCAACGCCCATCTGCCATCATTGAAGTTTTTTTATACTCTTCAATTAATCCACCACAATTAGGACAAGCACAAGTTACATCACCTTTTAAATAGCCTTTAGAGTTTGTTTCATACTTCATATAATGCCAACTAAAAATCATATCTTTACCACAATGAGGACATGACATAAAATATTCTCTTTGGTCACTATCTTCAAATTCAGGTGCTATATTACTAATTCCCTCTATAGTAGGAGTAGAATTGATATATATTTTTTTATTTGAAAACGCATCTGCTCTAGCTTTTCCCAACTCAATAACATCACCCTCGCCAAAGCTACCAAAACCATCAATATCGTCCAAGATAACCACTCTAGCACTAAAAGACCTAAAACTAGCGGTACTATTACTCCAACCAAAAGCCAAGTTACCACCAGCAACAGCTTTTGTAAAAATCTCTCCAACATCATCTTTACTTTTACCTCCTGTTATCTTCTTAGCTAGATGTGGTATCGCTCTTATGGATGGTGTTATTCTACGCTTACTTGTTCCTTTAGAAAGCGTTTCAGTAGGAAGTAAATATAATATTGGACATGGATAATAATCTAAATAACACAATGCAATATTATCTGCAACTGAAGAAAATCCCAATTGAGTTCCTTTTATCACCTTTACTTGTTGTGTTGAGTCAGTAGGTGACATCACATCCATAATCTCTTTCAGATATGGTGTTCTATCTGTTCGCCATCTCCCTGCTTCTGCCGAACTCTCACTTGTAAGAACTCTATATTTATCACTCCATTCAGTAACAGTTAGTCTTGCGTTAGCTTTAAAACCTTTATTTACACCTTTAATTAATGGGTTATAAGAAATCATCTTTGCTAAAGCCCTCCAAAAGATTGCTAAACTCTTTATATAATAACTCTTTTATAATATGAGAGTCATTAAGACTAGCTAATTCATCACTAAGTCGTTCAGGAATAGTCATAATTTTATCTCTTATTGTTCTAGCAACTATAAAAGCCTTATCTTCAACTTCCTCACGATTTATAACTTGTTCACTCTCACGCTCATATTTAAGTTTTTCTAATTTACCACTATATATGGCTTTATATATGTTAGCATCAACTATTGTAGGGTCTTTGCCAAGCTCTTTAACCACTTGCTTACCATACTCTTGTGAGTTTTGACCTTGTTCAGGCGGTTTTACTAGGTCTAATTTATCTGTTGTGGATAGAGCCTTGAATGTACTAGGTTTTCCACCAATACCTGCTTTTATTATAGCTTTTTTAACAGCATCATAATCATACATTTTACGCTTTATACCTTTTTCTCTACGATAAGGTATCTTACCTATTTTTACAGCTTCACTAAACGAACCTGCTTTAAAGGTAGCTATTCCATTTTTGTTCAAAAGTTTTAATACTTCTTTTTACCGCTTTATTTTATCTTTTCTCAAGTACAGCTTTTGCCACGGCCCGGGACCAGGCCAAGAGAATCCACGATAGATTAGCCGCATCGCCACCTTCTGAGGCGGTGCTGACTTCTATGGCGACAAAAATTTCCAATGGCGATAGC